GGAGAGCCCGGGGCAGGAATGATCGCTTGGCTCCTCTGGGGCGGCGATCCGGGGCGCGCGTGGGCCTCGCGGGTGATCTCGCGCATGGAGCGGCAAGATCGGCTAAGGTCTAAAAAAGAGGAGGGTTGATCAATGTTCTCAGAGCTTCTTTCTAGTTGGCGCAAAGGCGCGGCGCATAAGTATATCCGGCGCAAGCCCTACCTCGATAAGAAGGGGCGCAAGCGATACCGCTACACCTACCAAGCACAGCGCGGGGGAGGGGTCACGAGCTCTGAGGCTATGGTCGAGGGTGCCTCCTATAAGCTCACGCACAAGGGCAAGGCTGGACACTTCCACATTGAGAACGTGAGCGGGGACCGGCTCAAGATCCGCCACGATGAGAGTGGGGGAGAGCTGGAGCTGTCTAAGGCCGAGTTTCAGCGCCTCCTACACATCGAGCACGGTGAGGCTCTGGGCAAGATCGCAGATCGAGCAGAGGCCACGCTCAAGCAAGCGAAAAAGACCGGGACCCAGAAGCAGATCGCCCGAGCTAAGGCCGAGGCCGAGAAGATGCGGCAGATCGCGGAGCGGGGGGGCGCTCTATATGGCACGGAGGAGCTCTTAAAAATAAACGCTGAACGGGCGATCCTTGAGGCGAGAAAAAAGATCCGTGAGCTAGAGCATCTCCGAACAAAGCCGATCGAGCCCGCCGATCTTTCTCCCAAGCGCAAAGATGAAACAGATTTCGGATATAGGCGGAGAATCAAGCTAGAGAAAGAGAGGGTTGAGAGGGAGCAGGAAATTAAAGATGAGGGGTTCCCAAATGATTTTAAAGAGAACAAAGAGCGCCTCAGAACCGCGTTAAAGTTGAAAAGTGAGGGGGTATCTTGGGCCCGAAAACAGATCGCTGATCGGATTGAGTCAGGTAAACCGAGAACGCTCAAGGACGATTTGATCCTTGAGGCGCTAGAGCTGGCAGGTATCCCAAGGGAAGAGCCCAAGGCGAAGGAGCCCGCGCCAGAGCCCAAGGCCCCCAAGGCCCTCGGGAAGCTCAAGGGACACGAAGGCAAGAAGGCCCGCTTGATCATGCCCGGGGCGAGCGGGCGCCCACAACGACACAAGATCGTTTATGCTCTGGTCGAGGCCGACTCAGTGATCGCGAGCCATAACCCGGAGACGTTCACTGAGCGGGAGGATTACCCCAAAGGGATCCAAGAGCGGGACTATTACCGGGACAAAACAGAGCAACGTAAAGTTGTTCTGAACGCTCAAAACTTCATCCCAGAGATGCAGGTTTCAACGAACCCCGACGCGGTGAACGGGCCTCCGATCCTTACTCCCTCAGGACACGCGATCGGGGGCAATTCGCGCGCGATGACTGTGCAACGACTCCACGCGATCGGGGATCTTGAAGATCAACGTAGGAACTACCTAGATCTTATCAAGGAAGAGGCCGCGAGCTTTGGGCTAGATCCGGCGCAGGTGGACGGGCTCAAGAAGCCTATGCTCGTTAGAGTTCTTGAAGATCGCTTTAACACGCCGGACGAGATGAGGACTCTGGTGAGGGTGGCAAATGAGAGCTTCACTGGAGGAATGAGCGCGGAGGTTAAGGCCCGGCGCGCGGGTCTTGCGCTCAGCCCTAAGGCTCTCCGGGTGCTCTCCGCGTCCCTAGAATCACATGAAGGATCAATGGGCTCTTTCCTAACAACTCCCTCAGATAAACTGGGTGATGTTGTCCAAGAGCTTCGCACCGGGGGCATGATCACAGAGCAGAATTTCTCTGAGATGGTGAGAGACACAGGGCGCGGGCAGGCTCTAACTCAAGAAGGGGTTGCTGCGGTTGAGTCTGCGCTCTCTGGGCGCCTCGTTCCTGATCTTGGGGTGCTCTCTAACCTTCCGGAAGGGTTCAAGAGTAAGAAGCTCCCTCAGGTGGCTCTGGAGCTCGCAAAAGAGGGTAAGCTCGATCAGTTCCAAGAGCCGATCACTAATGCTCTCAAGGCCTATACTGCGATGGTTCAACAAGAGGGGGCTTTTGAAGGGCTCGCGCCCCGTGCAAAGGTTTCCCTTGTCAACACACGCCTACAACAAAAGAGCCTTCTCGGAGAAGATGAGCAGATGAGCGCGGTTAAGGGGGATCCTCTTACCCGTGAATGGTTAAACCTGTTTATCTCAATGACCGGGCCCCGGGTCGCTCAGCGCAAGGTGCGGGCAGTGCTCAAGGGTCTTGAGGGAGAATCTGGCCTCTTCCCCGTTCCCCCTAAAGAGCCCCTTGATGCTGTCCGTGATGCAACGGGCGGGATCTCGGTCAACGCTTCCTAATGCTCTTCTCTGACCTATCCCCCAAAGCGGCGAGCGTGATCGATGATCATTTTGCTGCGCTGTCGATCGAGCTCCTCGGGCTAGAAGCTGCGGGCGTCTCGCGAGAGTACGCGGAGCGGTTGATCGATGAGGGGATCTTGAGGGCTGATGCTCTGGGCGGGCTGGTTGTGGGGCGGGTCGAGGGTGAGCCGGTAAACCCAATCCTCATGATCCGGCTCATCGGGCAGCAGTACGCAGAGGCAGGAGGGGCAGAGCGCGAAGAGCTGCGCCGGGCCACTGTCAGGGAATGGTCAAAGCGGCTCCAGATACCTGGAGGGCCTCGCCCTTATCAGGTGCAAGCGGATCGGCCCACCGAGCCCACGCCGGGAGCGGTTCCCCCGATCGGTCCCTCTTGGCTCGGGGACGGGGATCGGGCTGCGGTCGTGGGGGCGTATCAGAGCGCGGGGAGCCTGATCCGGGGGCTGGGATCGATGACCGGGGGAGACCTCGACCGGGTGATCTGGGAGGAGTGGAGCGGGGAGAGGCTCGATTACACCCCAGAGCCCGAGCTGCGAGAGGAGCGGCTCGCGGTCATTCGCGAAGAGCTCGCGACCGCGACGATCGATCGAGCCCCTCGGGCGGAGGTTGCGCGGAGGATGAGGGATCGGCTCGGGGATCTCGCTCGCAACTGGGATCGGATCGCTGAGACCGAGCTTCAGGCGGCGCACATGGACGCTCAACTTTATGAGGCGATGATCCTTGAGGGGGAGGGGGCCCGGGTCGCAAAGATCCCTGATTCTGGGGCCTGTGGCGATTGTCGCGAGGCGTACCTAGAGCCGGAAGGTGAGCCCCGGATCTTTGCTGTCTCTGAACTACTGTCCAACGGAACAAACGCAGGTAGAAAGCGGAGAAACTGGCTGCCTGTCGCTGGTCCAATGCACCCCCGCTGCCGCTGCGATATGATCACAGTGCCCGAAAATATGCGGGTGGATCGTTCCGGCAGGCTCCGGGGGGTGCGCGATGATGAGGATCGGGGCAGCTTGGACGCTGATCAAGGCGGAGACTGAGCAGGACGGGATCGCGAAGATCGGGGGCGTGATCTCGACCGAGGCGCGCGATCTTCAGGGAGAGATTGTTCTTCAGGACGGGCTCGATTTCTCTGAGTTTGAGCGTTCGGGGTTTTTTAATTACGAACACCGACCCGGGATTGAGAACCTTCTCGGCTACCCCACGCGAGTGATCCGAAAAGGGGATCAAACGATCGTTGAGGGGATCCTGATGCTCGATCGCCCCAAGGCCCGCGAGGTCTACGACACAGCGCGGGCGATGTCCAAGAGCAGGGGGCTTCGATCGCTCGGTTTTAGCGTCGAGGGCCACGTCGCTGAGCGCGATGAGCAGGATCCCAAGATCGTGAGAAAGGCGATCGTGCGCCACTGCGCGATCACCTCCTCACCGATCAACCCTCAGACCTCGATGGAGCTCCGTAAGAGCTTTGATCAGTTAGAGGCGCTCTATAAGGGAGCGATCGGCTACCAGACCCCGGCGCACGGGGGCGGGGCACTGGCTCCTCTGGTACCTCAGCAGCTCGACCCCGGGATCTCTAACGCGGGGCCTCGGGTCCTTGATCGGCGCCTAGCAGACACCATCCGGGCGCTTTCAATCAATTTCCCCGCGCTCCCCGTCTCGGATCTCCTCCGTGCGGCGCGCGAAATTATAGGAGATCAGCGATGATCAGAGATGAGCTTATCGAGCTGCTCCGCGAAGCGGGCGCAGACACCGAGCGCGCGGAGAGGCTGGCAGATCAGCGGCTCCGTGATGATTCATTCAACAGCGAGCTGAGCAAGAGCTTTGAGGCGATCCGAGAGGCGCAGGACGCCCAAGAGCGGATCGAGGCCGAACACGCCGATCGGCTGGTCAAGGCCCACGCCGAGGGCCAGCAGGAGCTCGCGGAGCTCTTCGCCCCTGCTCTCGATCAGTTCCTCGCGGAGCAGCGGGCGCAGAATCAGGCTCAGGCTACTGCACTAGGCGCGATGGTCAGCCTGATCAAGAGCCAGCAAGAGGAGCTCAAGGGCCTCCGATCTAGCCTCGACGCGCAGCGCGCCGAGAGCGCAGAGGCGCCCCGATCTAAGGCAATCGATTACATCCCCGCGCCCGGGGAGCAGATGGCTAAGGGTGACGCCCGCGCCGACCTTTACGCACAGCTTGAGGAGCTGATCAAGAGCTCCCCGGACTCCGCACCCTCCGCAGTCGAGGCGATCTCGATGCTGGAGAGCGGAGCAGATCCACAGACCGCGCGCGCTCGCGCTGGCCTCGTCTAAGGAGAAAGATCAATGTTTAACGCTACCTCTTCACAAGAGATCGCGCGCGTTCTGGGGTCGCTCCAGAAGGGCGAGGTGGGCTATCAGACGCCCCTTGTCCCTCAGGGCGGGAGCCAGATCGCGAGCAACCTGAGCCCGCTCATTCCGCAGCAGCTCGCTCAGACCCTCTCTAGCGCAACGAGCTCCATGGGCGATCTTCGCCTTTGGCCTATGCTCTCCAAGATCGCGGCGATGAATACGATTGTCGAATACAACCGCGTTCTGAATCACGGCGCGAGCATGAACCCTTTCATCTCCGAGGGTGGGATCAGCGCGCTCAACCGGGGCCGATATGAGAAGGTCGCGGTCAAGATCCGCTATATGGCAGAGCGCCGGAGCGTCACTGACGTCGCCTCGATGGTCACTCTCGCCGGGCCTGATCAGAACGCGCTCGCTGAGGAGACTCGGCGCGGGACTGAGAACATTCTCCGCCAGCTTGAGGAGAACCTCTTTCACGCCGACAACACGATCAACGATCTCGCGTTCGACGGCCTGATCAAGCAGGTTCGGGACGGGGGCAACGTCGCGGATCTTGAGGGGAAGGCGCTCACGCCGCTTTATCTCCAAGAGGTCATGGGCGCTCTCTACGGGGCCCCGTTCTATGGGCAGGCGTCGCATATTCTAGTCTCTCCCCGTGTCCTTGGCGATCTGATTCAGCAGAGCGTTCTCCACGGGCGCCACGATCAGATCAGCGCACAAGGTACGCTCACCTACGGGCGCAGCGACCTTGCGATCTCTGGTCCGTATGGCCCGATCCCGGTCGTGGCGTGTCCGTTCCTTGAGCGGATCGATCGCGTCCGTCCGGGGAACGCTGCGGTCTATAGCGGCGCGGTCAATACCCCGACCCTCACTGAGAACCCGGGTGCCGTCGCAGCGGGCGAGACCTCCAAGTTTAGCGCGAACGACGCAGGCGACTATTTCTATAGCGTCGTGGGTATCGGGCCCGATGGTCAGAGCGCCCCGGTTGATTCCGGCGCGGCTGTCACTGTGGCTCAGGGCCAGAAGGTCACGCTCACGCTTGGGGACGCTGCGGGACAGATCAGTTATTTCAAGATCTACCGCAGCGCAAAGGACGCGGCGAGCGCGACCGGGGCGCTCTTGATCGGTGAGGCGAAGCGCACGGGCGCAAACACCACGTTTGTAGATTTCAACGCGCGCACCCCCGGCGCCTCTGACGCGATCTTGATCAACAGCTCGCCGGACCACCTCTGTTGGTACCAGCTCAGCAGCCTGATCCGGCGCCCGCTCGCGCAAACTGATACCTCCATGCCGTTCCTGCTCATGCTCTTTGGGGCCCTCGCGGTCAAGCTCCCAACCAAGATGCACCTGATCCAGAACATCGGCACCCGGGACGCGAGCGCCTCAGGCCTCGCAAGCGGGATCCTCCTCAACCCCTAAGCCTAGAGCATAGGAGCTCAGATCATGCGATACCGGAAACAAACCCAAATCAAGGCCGCTAGGGTGCTGTCGCGCGTGGTGCCCGTGGTCGATGGGGTGATCGATGCGTCTGATCTGAGCGAGGAGGAACGCGCACAGCTCGCGGGCGCAGGCTGGGAGCTCATCGTTGAGCCCTCCCCAGAACCTGCCCCCGAGCCTGCTCCTGAGCCCGTTAAGCGGCGCAGGGGCCGACCTAAGAAAAAGGCCGATTAAATGGCGACCTTTCAAGAGCGGGGATATGGGCCGGACTGGCTCAAGAGTACCTACCTCCTCGGCGTTGATCTAACGCTCGACGACGGGAGCCCCTACCCCGATCTGATCTTCAACACTGCGATCGAGCAGTCGGCGCGAGCCGTCGCTGATGAGCTGGGGCTGATCTTTGAGCCTCAGATCTTCCGTGAGCGCGCCGACAAGGAGCCCGGACAGGCGCCTAGCTGGTGGCCTATCCGCTCCCGGTATCGTCCGATCGTGGACGTGCAAGAGATAAATCTTCTCTATGGAAACAGCACGACGCGCGCGGAGCTGCCCCCAGAATGGGCGCTTGTTCCTGAGCCTATGGCGGGGCAGATTCACCTTGTACCGACCGCAGAAGGCGCGAGCTCTTACCTGATCATCGGGGGCCAGCCCGTCCTCGTCGGGGATCTGGCTCATTCTTCCTACGTCCCGGGCTATTTTGAGATCGTTTACCGGGCAGGATTCCCCCTCTACTCGGGCACGATCACGATCCCAGCGGGCCAGCTCTCGGGCTCGGCGCCACTGGGCCGGGATTTTCTGGACGTGTACGACGTTGAGCTCACCGCGCCCGCAGGGGTCACAGCAAAGATCGCTGAGAAGGGGTACAACTCGATCAGCGTCTCGATCGATGCGGCTCAGGGGGCTGACACCTCGATCGAGTGGAAGATCGACAGCCTCCCTCGGGACATCGTGCGCGCGGTCGCTCTCCGGGGCTCTGCGCTGGTTCTCGACGTGGCGGGGGATCTCATCGCAGGCGCGGGGATCGCCTCGTTGAGCGTGAGCATGGACGGGCTGAGCCAGAACCTTAACACGACCTCTAGCGCGACAAATTCGGGCTACGGGGCGCGGGTGCTCCAGTTTCAGAGAGAGTACAAGGAGCTGATCGCCACGCTCCGCGCCACCTATAGACCGATCCAAGTTGCAGCCCTATGAGCGCGATCCCTCTCCCCTCCCGGGTTCCCCCCAAACTGACGCCCCGGGCTGATTTCCGCCCCGAGGAGTTTCGGAAGCGGATCCTCTCGCACGGGGCGAGGGTCTACTGGGAGCAGGCGATAGATTGCCCCTGCGCTCGACCTGCGGAGGAATATGGATTCTCATCATCTCTCGGCGCCGGAACCCTACCGGCGAACGCTCGCGCGCGGGCTGATTGCCCTGCTTGTGCTGGGCGCGGCTATGCGTATCATTCCGGTCAAGAGATCACAGCTCTTGTCACCGGCGCCCGTGCAGAGGACAAGCGATTCTCAGAGTATGGGGGCGCGCTCTCCTCGGGGCAGATAGGGATCACCCTTCTACCGGAGCATCTCCCCCGGCTCGGGGATCGGTTTACGCTGATCCAGTCTGAGATGCTCTTCTCCGAGACACTGACGCGAGGATCAGGGGCGACGGATTCGCTCAGGTATCAGATCAAGATCAGAGCGCACGACCTCGCAGCGGGGCCTCAGAGTTTCGGGGTCCGTTATCTACTCCTCGCTGACGCTCAGGGTGAGGTGGACCCGAGCGAGACCAGAGCCGAGGGGGTAGATTTCGCGATCGGCGCAGGGGGAGAGATCGACTGGTCAGGAGCTCCAGCGGGGCGCGCTCCTGCTCAGGGCTCTCGGTATTCTGTGACCTATTACGCGAGCCCCCGATATATGATCACGAACCACCCCCACGCGGTGAGGGATTCGCAGGCTGTGAGAAAGAGCCCGCGCCAGTATGAGATCGAGCTCCCGATCTATGCAGAGGCCCGGCTAGAGTTCCTCGGGAGCTCCTGATGATCCAGACCGGCCTAGATCCAAAATCGCGCGAGGCGCGGGCGCACCGGATCGCGAGAGCCCTGAGCGCGGCATGGAAGGCCGAGGCGCGAGAGTACGGGCTCCAGAGCACTCTCCCCGAGTACCTGAGCGCAATCGTGATCAAGAGCGTTTCCGCTGATCTTGTCGTTGTCGCACTGGCGCCAAGCACGATCGCCCATATCATTGAGCACGGGTGGGGTCCTGTTGATTTGCGGCACTTCCTCCTGAGCGAAGCGCACCGCAGGCCCGGGAGCTCGCGGATCCGATACGACAAGCAGGGGCGCCCCTACCGCTCGATCATGTTCAGGCGCAAGACCGCAGAGATCCGGCGCCACGGATTCAAAGGCGCATATTCAGAGGCTAAACAGCTCAGCGCCACGACCTCAGATCAGTACTCGGGGCGCCTGATTTATGGATCCTCGATGCCCTCGGGCCGCGCTCGTCATCTGGTTAATCAGAGCGGGGTTGTAAATGTCTCCGATTTCCTCGCAGGGATGAGGCGCCTTGAAGGGGTTTACTCGTCAGCGGCTGCGGGGAATCAAGGCACCCGATCAACGTATGCAGTCTGGAGAACAGCGAGCTGGAAGCGCCCGGAGGCGTGGCAATACCCAAGGCGCGAGCCCGCGAACCTAGCACACAGGGTCGCGGCGCAAGTTGATCAGATCATCGAGGGAGCTGGGATATGATGCACCGTCACTTGATCACCGCGATAGGCTCCGGTCTGGATCACTACAAGGGAGATCTAGCGGCGTTCTCTGCTCTGCTCGGGATCCCCTCCCTCGGCGCCGACCTTGCTCAAGATATGTTTAATCGGCTCAACAGCTCCCCCCCAGCCCTGCGCTCTTATGGCGAAGCAGGAACGGCTCAGCTCCCTGTGATCGTCGTGCGCCTGCTCTCTCGTTCTGTGGAGCAGCGCCCCCTCGGTCATACAGCAGGAGGCGAAGAGAGCGCGATCACACGCCAACGAGCGCGGATCGACATCATGACCCGATCTGAGGACTACACCGACACGCTCAGCTCTCTGGTGATGAGGATCCTTCAGACCTCGCGCGCCGACTTCCTGCGCTCGGGTTATGTGCTCTTTCAGATCGATCAGCAGGAGGAGCTCGCGCCCGTGGAGGAGCTCGCAGCGGAGGAGCTCGGGGCGTTTATGCGGCGGATCTCTGTGTCTGCTATGCTCCAAGAGGACGCGCTCAGAGCGGGCAATTTTGATCCCGTCGTGGGCTCCCTCTCATTAGCTCTTGCGCCTAGCGGGCGCGTTTCACCGACAAGGATCTAGGTATGCCCAGCTCTCTCTCCCAGTCGGGCTTCTCGCCCACGTCCCGCCCCGGCATCTACGCGCGGATCGACGCCTCAGCCCTCGCAGGAGGAGCGGCGAGCGTGGGCAACGTCGCGATCGTGGGGGCGTTCCCCGCGTTTCCGTACGCTGAGCCCGTTCAATTTTTCTCAAGGCGCGCGCTCGCGGCTCACGACTCCACCGATCAAAGCCTCGCGCTCCTCGCTCAACTCGCCTTCAACCCCTCACAGGATCCTGATGTTCCCGGGGGCGCGGTGAGCGTGAGGATGATCAACGCGCAGCGCAACGGACAGCCTGAGATCACCTTCGGCGCGCTCAAGCTCAAGAGCAGGGTCTACGGGGCCCGGGGCGAGCGGCTCCACGCGACCCTGAGCCAGAGCGCGGGGGAATATACCCTCTCCCTCTCCCGCTCGGGGCTCGTTGAGACCTACGAGAAGATCGGCGGGAGCGCGATCGGGAGCTTGGCCTATTCTGGGAACGCAGACAGCGCGAAGCTGAGCAGCTCCTCGACCGGGATCACCCTCAGCCTTGAGCACTCGATCACCTGCGACGGGGCGGGCGCGGGGGCTGATGCCGACGATCTCTTTTTCTCGGGTGTGGTCACGTTCACTGCGAGCGCAAATCAGGCGAATGATACCTCGATCGTGATCAACGGAACCGACACGGACGGGGGCGCGGTCAATGAGACCCTGACGATCCCCGCGGGGTCTCAGAGCGTGAGCTCGACCGCTGCGCTGAGTGTTCTAAGCGACGTCACGATCTCCAGCGCAGACCCCAATGAGGTGATCACGATCACAGGCACCCGGATCAGTATTGGGGCGACCGATACCCAGACAGTGAGCGGGGCGCTTGAGCTGATCAACCAGCTCTCCGATTTCACCGCGACGAGCCTCAGCGCCCGGAGCGTTCCGATCGGAGCTCTCGACTATTACTCAGATCTTGCGATCGGCGCGGTGGCTGTTGAGATCAAGGCCGACGCTCAGGCGCTCATCACTGCGCTCTCTGGATCCTCGCTCGTCGAGGCGGAGCGGGTTTACGGGGACGTTCTGAGCACGGGCTCAGGATTCGCTCAAGGGGCTGCTCTTGGGGCCTCGGGCTCGGCGGAGTTCGACTCAGCTCTGAGCGCGATCGAGAATCTGGACGTTCAGATCGTGGTCCTCTGGAGCGACACCGACTCGATCCAGAGCAAGATCGGCCCCCACCTCACCGCAGCAGCTCAGGCGGGCTATGAGCGGCAGGCCTACACCGCGATCCCGTCTACGCTCTCGCTCACTGATGCAGGCGCCCGGACTCGGGCACTTAACAACGCAGGGATCGCGGTCACGGCGCAAAAGCCGACCTTGATCAATGCGCGCGGAGAGCGAGAGCAGGCGAGCGAGCTTCACCTCGCGCTCATCCTCGCCGCGATGCAGGCGGGATCAGATGTTGGGATGCCCTTGACCCGGAAGCGCCCGAGCGTCCTGAGCGTCTCCTCGGCATGGGATCCATATCAGGACGCAGAGCAGGCGCTCAGCTCGGGGATCGTGTTCCTCTCGCCGGATTCTCTCGGGCTCCGAGTAGAGCGCGGGATCACCAGCTACCAGACCGATGATAACCCGATTTACTCAGAGATCAGCACCTACGAGAGCGTTCTCGCCTCGCTTCGGGGGCTCCGGGCCGCGCTCGCAGACCAGATCGGGCAGCCTACGAGAGCCTCACAGGTCCCGCTCATTGAGGCGAGGGTTAGGGCTACCCTTGATCGCCAGATCGCAGCGGGCACGATCAAGGCCGCGCAGAATGTCGAGCTTGAAGATCTTGGAGACACGATCGCGATCAGCTACGAGGTCGCGCCCGTTGAGCCCTTAAACTTTGTGACCATCACCGCGATCGCAACGCGGATCAGTGCATAAGGAGCGGTCAAAATGGCAGCAAGAACAGCGATCAGCGGCGCGGCATGTAAAGTCTTTTTAGCCTCGACCGGAGCGGAGATCGGATGGGCGACGGGGGTTGATGTCACCGAATCGATCCAAAATCAGCGCGTGGACGTGGTGGGGGACATTGACTCTCAGGAGATTGTCCCCGTGCGGCGCACAGCTCAGGCGCAGGTGAGCGCGATCCGGGTGAGCGCGCAGGCTCTTGAAGAGTATGTCTGGAGCACGGGATCGACTGCGGAGCTCCTCAACGCGCCCGCGTTCGATTTTGTGATCGTGGACACGAACGGGAACAACACCCTGATCACGCTCGAAGGGTGCAAGCCAACCACGCGCAGCTTTAGGGTAGACTCTACCTCTCTTTTCAATGAGAATTTGAGCTTTGACGTGAGAAAGATCCGTTATCCCGGTGAGTGATGAGATCGGGATCCTGATCTGTTTGTCTGGGCTCTCTCTCTGCGTGGTCGAGAGCCTGATCCGGGGGAGACTATGAGCCTGAGCGATGCGATCCGAGCAGCGGCAAAAACAGACCCAGATCCCGCCCCTTCTCCGGTGGAGAGAGAGCGGGTTTTGAGGATCACCTTCGACTCGCCCACGGGACCGCTCAGCGCGGTTGTGACCGCGAAGATTCTTGGCGCAGAGCAAAGGCTCGCGCGCGATCGCGCCTGCGCGGCTCTCGCCTCCCCTGCTCGCTTCGATGACCTCCCCGAGCTCGCCCGGGCGCGGATCTGGATGCTGGCGACAGTCTCTCAGGCGCTCATCGATCCGCCTCAGTGGCTCGATCAATGGTGCGGAGAGCATGATGGGCTCCTTGCTCACATTTTCGCGGAGGTGTCGGCCCATGAGCGGGCCTTTTTTCGCCTCGACGTGGGAGAGGGTGAGAGCGAGGCGCGAGGCTCCGGGGTGGTCGTTGATCCGGTCGATTCTCCCCGCTCCCCGCTGGGGGGCTGAAGAGATTGATCTGATCGAGTACGCTCTGAGCGTGGCTTCCGATGAGACATTCCAGAGCGCGCGGCCTCGCCACCTTGACCAGCTAAAACCCGGAGCCGCAGCACAGACCGGGATCCCGTGGATCGATGAGCAGGAGGCCCTGAGATATGGCAGTACAAGAGACTGAGATCAGGGTTAGGATCGACGATAACGAGGCCCTCTCATCGCTCCGGGAGATGCTCGATCTTGTCGAGCGAATCCAG